AAAGGCTGCGGAGAATGCCGGCATAACCGAGGTTCCTGTCATTCAGCTTGATCTTGAAGGGGCAAAAGCTGACGCATATTTGATAGCAGACAACAAGACCCAGGACTTAACGGATTGGGATCTGCCGTTACTCAAGGACCTCCTGCAGGAACTGGACACCGGTGAGTTTGATATTGAGATAACGGGCTTCGACTCCAAAGAGATCGCGGACCTGATAAACCAACTCCACCAACCCGAGGACGGTTTAACAGACGATGATGAAGTCCCGGAGCCCCAAGAATCAATCTGTAAACCCGGTGACCTGTGGGTATTGGGAACACACCGTCTTTATTGTGGGGACGCAACTGTAGAGGCTGACGTGGCCAAATTGATGGCGGGGGAGAAGGCGGACTTAGTGTTTACTGACCCGCCGTATAATGTTAACTACGGTTCCATCGTGGGGCATCCCTCCTATAAGAGGACTAAGGGGCGGACCAGGATTAACAAAACCAGAGAAGGCCATCCTTACTGGAAAGACAGGGAAGCAAAGGGGATTGGTAACGCAGGGCAGACCATTATCAACGATAACATGTCTCCTGAAGAATGGGACAATTTTGTCCGTGGCTATATGCAGAACTTGATGGGCTTCAACACCGGCGTTTTCTACATCTGCATGAGTAATAAGGAGATGTATTCCAACAAGCATATATTCGAAGAACTGGGCGGACACTGGGCGAGCTTCATCATATGGCACAAGGACCTGTTTGTAATGGGGATGCAGGATTACCAACGCCAGTACGAGCCATTACTCTATGGGTGGAAGGAAGGATGTAAACATCACTGGTGCGGTGACCGTGATCAGTCAGATGTTTGGGACATCAAACGTCCCCGATCCAGTCCGGAACATCCTACCATGAAACCTGTGGAGTTATGTGAGCGGGCTATTAGTAACAGCTCCCTGGTAAATAATATCGTCCTTGACCCCTTTGGCGGCGCCGGATCCACCTTAATAGCCTGTGAGAAGTTAAACCGTCAATGCCGAATGATGGAAATAGACACTCATTACAGCGATGTAATTATTAATCGCTGGCAGAACTTCACAGGCAAGACGGTTTCTCGTATTGCTCAATAACTGCCCTATAATTATTAGTCAGCGTATTCGTAGCCCTGGCGATAAAGTCTTTCAGCATCGGCCAGGCTGCAGACCCAGAACCTGTCGTCATCGCCAAGAATTACAGCCATCGGCTTGATGCCATGTAAGGCAAACCCAAATGCCAGATTCCTGTCATTGAACTTGTAAGTCGTAATTATCCTTTCCATTTCCATCTCCTGTAGTGATACATTAGCGTACAAAGTATAAAAAGCCAAGTGTTTTATACTGTAATTTTCCAGCTAATTTTGGATGCTCTTATCACTCCAAAATACCCAGCCGGTGGTCTTGCGCAACACAAAGCAAGGCAGGCTCCCGATCTGAGGAGCCTGCCTTCGTGTCGCTATTCGATTGTCAGTTAGCTGACCGGATGCCCAGGGCATCCCTTGGGCACCTGGGCCGCAGGAAACAAGAAACTCTTGCGGCAGGCATAGCAGTGCCAGCGAACCTGACCCTGCGGCACACCCTTTTGATTGGGTACCCTCCGGCAGACGCTCTTCTTGTCCACATCCGCCTGCACGTCCTCGCTTGACCCTTTGCTGCCAGTTTCGGTGGTTTCCAACGGGGCGTCCTTTGCGGCCTCTGCCTGCCCCGGGGTTGAAGCGATCGTCTCCACACTCCAGAAGACCCACCCATCGCAGGCGTGGCCAGTTATGGCCATTCCCGCCGCCGAGGGGCTCTTGAACTCCCGGCCGTCCTCCAGGCGGTAGCGGAGCTTTCCACCGTCGCCCTCCAACACCTCGCAGACATACGGCTGCTTGTGGTAGCGGCCCACCAGGCTTGTTCCTGGCTGCAGATTTCTATTCTCGATTGGCATTGTGTACCTCCTCAGTATTTGATATCACATTCATCACTCTGAGTACTGAAGAAGTCAATAGCTTTGATCAGTAAATTGAAGGATAGCTAATGAAAGGAAGAATACCTCGCCCGACTAAAATCAAAATCCTGGAGGGCGAGAGGAATAAAAACCGCATAAATAAACATGAACCCAGACCCCATCCTGGTCGTCCTACCTGCCCGGACCATCTAAGCGCGTCCGCCAAATCTGAATGGAAGCGCATTGTACCCCAGCTTGAGGAGATGGGTCTGCTTTCCAAGATCGACCGCACTGAATTGGCTCTTTATTGCCAGGCTTATGCCAGGTGGAAAAAGGCCGAGACTGTTATCAACGAGAAAGGCGAGCTCTATAAGACGCAAAGTGGCAACGTCATCACCTCGCCTATGTTATGGGTGGCCAACAAGGCCATGGAGCAGTGCCACAAATTTCTGACCGAGTTCGGCATGACGCCTGCCAGCCGCGGGAGGATCAGCGTGGCCAGGCCAGGTGAAGATGACGGCTGGAATAAACTGCTTGATTTCTGCAAAGAAAAGACAAATGTGTAATGAGAAGAAATTTCAGCGAAGCACGCGCTCGGAGAGCTGTCGAATTTATCCAGAAGCTCAAGCATACTAAGGGAGAGTACGCAGGCCACAACTTCATCCTCCAGGACTGGCAGCGGGATAAAATTATCCGCCCGTTATTCGGCACCGTAAACCCGGACGGCACGCGTCAATATAGAACCTGTTACGTGGAGTTGCCGCGCAAGAATGGCAAGACCACCATCGCCTCGGCCATCGCCCTCTACCTGCTGTACGCAGATAGCGAAGCAGGCTGCGAGATTTACAGTGCCGCCAATGACAGGCAGCAGGCCGCTTTGGTTTTCAACGAAGCGGCAGCCATGGTGCGGCAGGAACATAACCTTTTTAACATCTCCAAGATCATCGATAGCCAGAAGCGCATCGTCTATCACAGGTTCAACTCTTTCTACTGTGCCATATCGGCTGAGGCCTATACCAAGTGGGGCATCAACGCTCACGGCATTATTTACGATGAACTACACGCAGCGCCCGACAGGGATCTGTGGGACACATTGACGACCTCGACCGGCTCACGCCGCCAGCCCTTAACGCTGGTAATCACCACGGCCGGCTTTGACCGTAACTCGATCTGCTGGGAGCAGCACAATTACGCCTTAAAGGTTCAAAACGGAATAATCGAGGATCCGACCTTCCTGCCGGTGATCTTTTCTGCTCCCGAGGATGCAGACTGGAAGGACGAAAAGGTCTGGAAGTCGAGCAATCCGGCGTTGGGAACCTTCCGCAATATCGACGAGATGCGGACGCTCTGCAAGAAGGCACAGGAGACCGCTGCGCTGGAAATGACCTTCAGAAGGCTGTATTTAAATCAATGGGTGAACTCAGTTGAAAGATGGCTGCCCATGGATGCCTGGGATGCCTGCAATGGCCAGGTGGACGTAAAGAGCCTGCAGGGCCGCACCTGCTATGCCGGACTTGACCTGTCCAGCACCACGGATTTGACTGCCCTGGCCCTGGTCTTTGCCGCCGATGATGGAACCTGCGACGTCTTAACCTATTTCTGGATTCCCGGAGATACGGCAATCCAAAAGGAAAGGAAAGACCGCGTTCCATACCGCACCTGGGCGAAAAAGGGACTTATTACGCTCACAGAGGGCAATGTCATCGATTATAAATACATCAAGCACACCCTTGAAAAGTTGAGAGAGAAGTACGATATAGCCGAGATAGCCTTCGACCGCTGGGGCGCCACCAAATTGAGCCAGGATCTGATCGACGCCGGATTTCTAATGGTGCCCTTCGGCCAGGGATTCGCGTCGATGTCAGCGCCGACCAAAGAATTGATGAACCTTGTCTTGAGCAAGAAGATCAGGCACGGCGGGCATCCTGTTTTAAGATGGAACTGCGACAACCTGGTTGTCAGGACTGATCCGGCCGGCAACATCAAGCCTGACAAAGAGAAATCCACCCAGAAAATCGACGGCATGGTTGCGCTTACCATGGCTATCGACCGGGCCAGCCGGCACAGCAAACTGGTCGATACTTCCATTTATGAGGATCACGGTATGGTTACCCTTTAGGTGCTTTGAATGAAGAACCCGTTATTAACGTGGATTGAAAAGAGATTTAATTTAACCCGCATGGAACCATGGAAACCGTTGATCTCGTACGGCAGCGCCACCGGTATCCATGTTTCAGAGAACACCGCACTCAGGTCAACGGCCGTGTGGGCCTGCGTTAAACTGCTGTCCGAGACGCTTGCCTCACTACCTTTGATAGTCTACCGCCGGCTTACTCCCAGGGGGAAAGAGCGGGCAGCAGGTCACCCGCTTTACAAGTTGCTACATGATGCGCCCAACCCCGAGATGACCTCCTATACCTTCCGCGAGGTCATGCAGGGACACTTAGTGACCTGGGGCAACTGTTTTGCTGAGATAGACTACGGCAATGGCATCGGTGACGGTTACCCTCAATCGCTCTGGCCCTTGTTGCCCAACAAAATGCAGGTCGGCAGGGATAAAGAGACCGGCAAGCTAATTTATAGTTACTTACTGCCTGACGGGACTACAGCCAAACTGGCTGCCTGGCAGGTCTGGCATATCCCCGGTTTCGGGTTTGATGGCATCGTAGGCTATTCGCCTATCCAGATGGCTCGCGAAGCTATCGGCTTATCTTTAGCTACCGAGGAATTCGGGGCCCGTTTCTTTGGCAACGGCGCGTCGCCGGGTGGAGTACTGGAGCACCCCAACAAACTGTCGGTTGAAGCCCAGGAGAGGTTAAGGAAATCATGGAATGAGATGCACAGTGGGCTGAGCAACCAGCACCGCATAGCTATCCTGGAAGAA